TTACTGGTATGTTAGTTAGTACTTACTTACTTATTGGTATGTTAGTTAGTACTTACTTACTTACTGGTATGTTAGTTAGTACTTACTTACTTACTGGTATGTTAGTTAGTACTTACTTACTTACTGATATGTTAGTTAGTACTTACTTACTTACTGGTATGTTAGTTAGTACTTACTTACTTCTACTTTAATAGTTGACTGGTTTAGTCGGGCTTAGGTCCAGGATCGGAATGGGCGTGGGGGCGCCTGCTGTTTGGTGTATATCGCTCTCAAAGCTAAAGTCAAAATCCGCAACCAGAAATACATTTTCTATAAATCCGCAACTATAATGCTATGTCCGATTATTTTTCAGCATACTGGCGCGCACTAGGAACAAACACATTATATAATAGCTCCATGGAGCTAATCCCAAACCCGCCTCGGCCGCAAGCAGTACGAAGCTCTGAGCTCTCTGAGACAGCTGGCCCGAGCAAAGTAAATAGGCAACTTCGCGAAGTATTTCGAGAAGCATTCGATCATTTGGGTGGTAGCGAATGGCTCGTTGCCTTTGCTACTTCAAATGACCAGAACGCACGAGTCTTCGTTCAAGCGATCAGTAAGCTTCTCCCCGCCTCCGCAATGCCCATTACCGGCGAGAAGGTCATCATAGATATTCCATGGTTGACACGCGATAGACTTGCTTATAAAGAAGGTCAGGTAGACCAGGATATTACGGAGCTGCTCCCCATTGAAAGACCTGTGGAAGTAGTGCACGAGTCTAAGCAACCACTTAAGCGAATGAAGAATGGCGCTTAAGTATACTCCCCGCAATCAGTTTATTCCACTGCATAACCGTAAACAGCGGTGGGCAGCGGTCAACACACATCGCCGTGCTGGAAAGACCGTAGCTCTTGTTAATGACTTGGTGTTTGGCGGACTTGAGTGCCAGAAGTACAAACCACAGTTAGCATACATCGGCCCCACGTATTCACAAGCAAAGCGTGTTGCTTGGACGTATCTCAAAGATTACGCAGAACCATATCTTGGTAAGCCTCCACAAGAGGCAGAACTTAAGGTAACACTTAAGAATGACGCCACAATCTACGTCCTTGGTGCAGATAACGCCGATAGCCTCCGCGGTATGTATCTTGATGGCACCGTCAACGACGAATATGCTCTGTTCAAGCCCAGTGTATTCTCTCAAGTCATCCGCCCCGCGCTCTCCGATCGCCATGGATGGAGCGTGTTTGTATCAACACCTCGCGGTAAAAACCTCTTCTATGATGTCTGCGAGCAAGCTCGGAAAAATCCAGCGGATTGGTTCTCGCTGACTCTCCCCGCTGACACCTCTGGGATTATCCCAATAGTCGAATTGATGGAACTTCAGAGGGACATGGACCCTGAGGAATTTGCCCAGGAGTATCTGTGTTCTTTCGACTCGGCTTTGAAGGGTGCTATTTACGCCTCTGAGGTGAATCAACTATTTATTGATTCGCGCGCGCGTGATGGCGGTCTGTTTGATAAAAATCTTCCTACGCATTGTGCCTTTGACCTTGGATTTACTGATGCTACTGTTTGTATTTGGTTTCAGTTGGGAACTGATAACACAGTTAGGATCGTAGCTTGTGAAGCTACTAATGGTGTGGACATCTTTCATCATATTGAAAAGATACACCAGTTCGAAGGAGAGGTTGGTGAGGTATTTCTCCCCCATGATGCTCGAGCTAAGAACCTCCAAACAGGGAAATCTATTGTAGAACAGTTCCTGCATGAGAACATTACTCCTAGAATTGTTCCTGCGCATAAAGTACGAGATGGTATTGCTGCCGTTCGCCGTCTCTTCCCACTTATTTCTATTGATACTGCTGCAACTGGTGATCTAGTTGAAGCAATGAAGTCATATAGGCGTGAATGGGATGATAATAAGTTGATGTTCTCGGATACTCCACTACATGATTGGAGTTCTGACTACTGTGACTGCCTTCGATATGTAACAATGGCATGCGGAGTGCTTGGATTTACTGGAGAAGGTTCAGTTCTACCTTCTAAGCGTAAGAAGATGACTGATATGGAGATGCTAACTGCATCAAACTATAATCTTGAGACTTTATTTGCTGACTACGAAGCAAACAGGTCTATTAGGCGTATACTATGAGTCAAACAACTGCTGCCATTGTTAATCCCAATGATCCTAGTGAGCTTACTCCATATAAGCGCTGGGATTCTGAGATTATTGCAGCTGAGAAGGAACTAGATAAGTTCTACAAGCGTGGGAATACTGTAACACGTAAGTTCCTCGATGAACGTGATACGCTTGATGCTAATAACAAGTGGTTTAACATTTTCTACGCAAACACGAATATCCTTGAATCGGCGATCTACGCGCAACTGCCTAAACCGGCTGTGTCTAGAAAGTATACTGACTACAATGATGAAGTAGGTCGTGTTGCAGCCCTGATTATTGAACGTGGTATTACGCAGGATCTTGATGATCCTACTGATAACTTCGATAATTGCATGCGTCATTGTGTGCAAGATCGTCTTGTACCAGGTCTCGCAGCTGCTTGGCTCCGTCTTGAAACGGATACAGAAGAAATCTCCATTCCACCCACTCCTGGAAATGATGTCTACGATGCAGAAGACATCAAAGAAGAGCAACCTCCAATGCAGAAGATCACAGACCAGCGTGTCTGTGTTGATTACATCTTTTGGCGTGATTTTCTCTGGTCTCCTTGTCGCGTATGGGAAGAACGTCGTTGGGTAGGTCGCAAAGCTTATCTTACTCGTGAAGAACTTGTTGAACGGTTCGGCGAGGAAATCGGTAAAGCAGTTCCTCTGAATTACTCTGTTAGCGAAGCGGATAACAAAGCATCTGGGGCAATGTTCACCCCAAAAGAAGATGTGCTTAAGAAAGCTGTCGTCTATGAGATTTGGGATCGTGTTAAAAAGGAAGTAATCTGGTTTACTAAAGGTTTTGGTAAGCTGCTTGATACGCGACCTGATCCGCTTGGCTTGAAAGGCTTTGATCCTTGCCCGAAACCAATGCTCGCGAATATCTCTACGAGTAATACGACTCCGCGTCCTGACTACTACATGATCCAAGATCAGTATGTAGAATTGGATGTCATTAATAACAGAATCTCGATGCTTGTGAAGGCATGTAAGGTTGTTGGTGTTTATGATAAGGCAGCAGTTGGTGTTTCGCGGATGCTTAAGGAAGGGTTTGATAATGATCTCATTCCTGTTGATAACTGGGCCATGTTCGCTGAGAAGGGCGGACTCAAGGGTCAAATAGACTGGCTTCCCCTCGAGCAAGTAGTTCAGGCACTTCGGGAACTAAATGGTGCTCGTGAAGTTATCAAAGGGCAAATTTATGAGCTTACTGGAATTGCTGACATTGTTCGTGGTGCTAGTAAAGCTTCGGAGACTCTTGGTGCACAGCAAATCAAGGCTCAGTTTGCCTCCGTTCGGATTAAGAAACTTCAAGATGAGGTAGCTAGATTCGCATCTGAGATTATGCGTATCAAAGCTGAGATCATGATCGGTCATTTTGACCCTCAGATTCTTATTAAGAAGTCTAATATCATGGTTACTGGCAATGATGAGTATGTTCAGCCCGCCATGGAGCTCTTACAGAACTCAGAAGAGTTCGAATGGCGCATTCAAGTCAATGCAGATACAATGTCTCAAGCAGATTATGCTATGGAGAAGCAGGATCGCATTGAGTTCATGACTGCAGTTAGCAAATTCATGTCTCAAGTGGGTCCGATGCTTGAAGCTGCTCCAGAAGCAGCTCCAGTTTTGGTTGGTTTGCTTAAATGGACTGTTGCTGGCTTCCGTGGTGCTCGTGATATTGAAGGTATGCTTGATAAAGCACTTGATGGTTTGTCTAAACAGCCTGACCAACCTAAGGGTCCTTCTCCAGAAGAGCTAAAGGCTAAGGCCGAATCTGACAAGATGCAGCAAGAAGCACAACTAGCACAGCAAAAGGCCCAACAAGAGATGCAAGTTGAGCAACAGAAGGCCCAACTTGAACAACAACGTCTACAAATGGAAATGGCTGCTGAGCAGCAGCGTATCCAGATGGAAGCGCTGGCTGAACAGCAACGACTTGCGCTTGAACAACAACGTCAACAAATGGACCTTGCATTTGAACGCATGATGAACCAACTAGGTTTACAGAGTGCTAAAGATATGGCTGAAGTTAAACTGGAGACGGCCCGTGCTCAAAAAGCGCAAGTTCAGTCCACACCAAGTAAGTGAGATACGCCGCAGTCGAGAAACCAGCCAAAAACTGGCAGATCAACTCGGTGTATCTGCTTCCTGTATTTGTAAGATTCGAAACGGCTGGGTTTATAAGGAGATAGGACATGGGAATAAAGCAATCTTGGATTTATCCGCGTGATGGAGGACCTCCTTGTCTTAAGGCAGATTATAAAGCTCCAGAGACTCCTTATAAGGGATATGCAGTCCTCGGAGATTTACCTGATTTTGTCTCCCCGATCGATAACAAAGTATATCATGGCCGCGCAGGTCTACGGGAACATAATCTCCGACATGATGTTGTACCAGTTGCAGACCTTAAAGGTTTGCCATATCTAACCACGAATAGTGATACTCGTTCTGAGTCACAAAAACGTGAATCCGCAGCTCAACGCAAAGAGCTTATCATTAACCAAGTCAACCGCCACTACAAGTGACTGCCATGGCCATCGATACAACCACATCTGAAGACGAAGTACTAGACCGTAGGACTGCTCTCGAAGCTGCTTTTGAAGAGCATTCGGCTGACACTCCGGAGCCGGCCAAAACGACAACGGAGGAGCCTAAAGGAGGCCACGTTGAGCCGAAACAGGAGGGCCTTGAGGCTGATAAGCCGACCGAAACGGACGCCCCGGGAAGCAAATCGACACAATCCCAAGAGACTCCTGAGAAATCCTTAAATGCAGATAGAGCACCTCAAGCTTGGAAGCCTGCTCAGAAGGCTAAGTGGGATAAGCTTGATCCTGATATTCGTCAAGAAGTACTTCGCCGTGAAAGGGAAATCACTCAAGGCTTGAATACTTCTGCTCAAGCACGCCAATTGGCTGATAAGTTTACCCAAACTATTCAACCGTATATGGCACGGATTCAATCTTACAATGTTGAACCGCTACATGCTATCAATGAACTACTAAAAGCAGACCACTTTTTGTCAACTGCGCCAAAAGCTACTCGTGCGCAGTTTATGGCAAAATTGATCTCTGATTATGATGTAGATTTGGTAGAACTTGATGGTGCGTTGTCTGGAAAAGGGTCACCTGATCCAGTAGAATCACGTGTTGAGCAAATGCTTGCCCAACGGTTGGCTCCCATCCAACAGTTTTTGACCAACCAGCAGCAAGCAGAGCAGTTTAGGCAGCAACAAATTGGTCAACAGCTTGAGCAAACTGTTGAATCTATGGCGACTGACCCGAAGTATCCATACTTCGAACAAGTTCGTGAGTCTATGGCCGATATTGTTGAGCTTTTGGCAAACCGTGGGCAACACATCACACTGATTGAGGCGTATAATCGTGCTATCGCGATGGAGCCGTCAATTAGCCAGGAGATTGCAACCAAAACTGCACAAGAAGCACAGGCAGCGCAAGCAGCAAAGCATAATAGTAGAGCTCAGCGCGCATTGCAAGCTTCAGTGTCAGTAGGGGGTAGTCCAGGTGGGTTGATTAATGGTTCACCATCAACAACTGATCGGCGTGCCACTATTGCTGCTGCGTTTGACCAGACTGAAGGAAGATGATGGCCATAACTGGTTTTATTCGTCGTATCCTAGGTCCTGGGTTTCCGCGGTTGGAAGGTCAGGAACTGCCAGATCCAGTTGATGTAGGTAAAACTACATCAGTTGCTGATCCTGCAAGTAGAATCAAGGCTCAGGATAGAGTAGTAAAGCTTCCGAAAGTCCTTGCGAAACCTAACCCTTCAAAATAGGAGCCCTAAATGGCTTTTGCTAATTCCGCGATTAGCGACATCATCGCTACGACGATCCAAAGTCGTACCGGTGTTATCGCAGATAACGTGACGTCTAATAACGCATTGCTTACTAAACTGAAGCAGCGCGGGAACATTAAGACGTTTGATGGTGGTAACACCATTATGCAAGAAATCAGTTTTGCTGCTAACGGTAACGCTGGTTGGTATTCGGGTTATGAAACCCTGCCGATCGCTGCCCAAGACGTAATCAGTTCTGCTGAGTACACGATCAAGCAAGCTGCTTGCCCGGTGACCATCAGTGGTTTGGAGCAACTTCAGAATTCTGGCAAAGAACGGATCATTGATCTGCTTGATGCTCGTTTGAATGTTGCTGAAGACTCGATGGCGAACTTGATTGCCTCTGGTTTGTATTCGGATGGTACGGCTGCTGGTGGTAAGCAAATCGATGGTTTGCTGAAACAAGTTAGCACGACTCCAACGAATACTGTTGGTGGTATTGACCGTTCGACGTGGTTGTTCTGGAAGAATCAATACTTCCGTATGACTACTACTGGTGGCGCGGCTGCTTCAGCAACTAACGTCCAGACGTACTTCAACCGTATGTGGTCTTCGTTGGTTCGTGGTAACGACCGACCCGACCTGATCCTGGTTGATAATATCCTGTGGTCATTCTACATGGCTTCGTTGCAAGCTATCCAACGTTTTGCTGGTACTGAAACGGCTAAACTTGGGTTCGTTAGTGTGAAGTACATGGATGCTGATGTGGTGCTTGATGGCGGTATGCAATTGAACTGGACTCCGACTGGTGCTGCTGGCGCTACGCCGAACTCGGTTCCTGCGACGTCTGCCTACTTCCTTAACACGAAGTATCTGTTCTATCGTCCGCATGCGCAGCGTAACATGGTCCCGTTGTCGCCCAATCAGCGCTACAGTGTCAATCAAGATGCTGCTACGCAGATTTTGGCTTGGGCTGGTAATCTGACTTCGTCAGGTCTCCAGTTCCAAGGTCGCATGGATAACACCTAATCTAAAGAAGGAGTAAATTTATGCAACCGATTATTGGTCTTGATCCCCTTGCGCTCACTGCAGCAACTAGTGTTCCAGCATTCCGGCTTGGTTCGGCTGGTTTGTATGATGATCCTGTGCAAGGCACTAAAGCCTATGTGTATGGGTCATCTGTTGGTGTGCAAACAGCTGGTCAAGTTTGTGTAGAAGGTGTTGCTGGTGCCTGGACTCCGGTTACCACAGCTTTGTCAGCTGCTGGTCAAGTTGGTGGTCATGGTACTCGTGTTGGTGTAGCACAGTTTGCTGCTACGGCTGGTCAGTTTGGTTGGTACCAAGTTTTTGGTACTTGCTCCATGTTGACTGCAGGCGCTGTTGCCATCGGCACTCGCTTGAATACCACAGCTACTGCAGGTGCGATCGATGATGATGGTACTGCTGGTGCACGTCCTATCATGGGTGCTGTGTTTAAGACTGCGGCGGCTGGTGCTGCAGTATCTGCTGATGCACGTCTTGTGTATCCTTCGATTGGTCTGACGATCTAATCAACTGGGGGAGGTCGAAAGGCTTCCCCCTTCCTTAACTTAACAGGAACATACCAATGTCCACCGATTCTCTTGATTTTGCAATGAATTTCGAAGATGCTCAACAGTCTGAAGCAGATAAGAAACTTCTGGTTCTATTCTACCGTGATACGATGAAGAATGAACCCAAGTCTATTGATGCTGGGCGTCCCATCTTTGATGAGATTGATCTGGTTAAGATCATCACTCCTGGTTCTCGTGATTCTTTCGTTGGTGACGCTACTGAGCAGTACCAACAACGGTTTCCTCAACAATGGGCACGTTACAAAGCTGGTCGCGATCAGCAAGCAGGTAGTGGTACCCCATTGAATATGCTCCCCTGGTTGAGCATTGGCCAAATTGCCGAATTCGCGGCAGTTGGTTGTCATACCATTGAACAACTTGTAGGAATGCCAGATGCAGTCTCTCAAAAGTTTATGGGGCACCTTCAAATCAAGCAACGTGCTCAGCAATACTTGGATGCGGCTAAAGAATCGGCTCCACGTCTTCGCCTCCAAGCTGAAGTTGATCAGCGAGAAGAAGAAAACAGACAACTTACAGCCGCCAACGCCGCCTTGATGAAACGTATCGAGGCTCTAGAAGCACGTACTCCACTTCAGGCATAAGTTATGAGTAATTGGACAGCCCTACAGGTCCTAACCCAAGTCGCTGGGGAACTTGGTCTACCTCAGCCGGCGACCGTTGTAGGGCTGTCCGATGTCCAATCTATTCAATTACTCTCATTGCTTAATTCAGCTGGTAATGAACTACTGCTTTATTATCCTTGGGAGCAGTTTGCAAAGCAATTTACTATTACTTTGCTAACTGCTACAGAGAGCTATGCACTCCCAACTGATTACTCATATTTCCGGGATCAAACTCAGTGGGATTCTACTAATCACTGGCCTCTTCTAGGCCCGAAGTCAGCCCAGGAATGGGCTTGGCTTAAGAATTCATTTGTTGCTACCCTCCCACGTATGCGGTATCGCATCCAGCAGGATTTATTCAAGGTATTTCCGATTCCTACTGGAGCTGGCCCATTTTCTACCTTTTATATGGAGTATATCTCTAGATATTGGGTTAGGGCTACAGCGTCAGCTACTCCAGATAAGGATATGATTACCCTTGATACTGATGTTCTGCATTATGAACCTTGGTTACTTGTAAAGTTTGTTAAGTTTAAGTTCTATGAACTTAAGGGATTTAAGACTGCTGGAGTCCAAGCTGATTTCATGCGTGTCTTTGAGAATTTGACTGGTAAAGATACTGGTGCAGAAAAACTAAGTCTTTCACCAAACTTCCAAACACCCTATATTGGTGCTTGGTCTATTCCTGATGGATCTTGGAACGTAGTGTAATATGTTCATGGCACCTCCTGTTGAGGACACGTTCACTCCGGTGACGGTGCCAGCTCCTGTTGGAGGGTTAAACGCTTTTGATTCTCTGGCAGCTATGTCAGAGACTGATGCCATCATTATGCAAAATTGGTGGCCACAGCCTTACGGATGTTCAATCCGTAAAGGGTATGTGCAGTGGGCTACAGGTATGCCTGGAGCTGTTGAGACAATAGCCGGATGGTATAATTCATCTGGTGGTCAGAAGATGTTTGCATGGTCTGTAACGTCCATGTATGATGTTAGTACTCGTGCAGCAGTTGGTGCTGCAATGGTTACTGGATTATCTAGTGCACGGTGGGAAACAGTTGTTCTCACAAATACTGCAGGTAACTTTCTTATTGCAGTAAATGGTGCAGATAATGGTATTCTGTATAAAGATGCTGGTGTCTTTCGCATTACTCCAGGTGATGGCATTGTAGCCAATACTTGGGCAGGACTCTCCCCCCTTAATGCGGTACAACTCACAGTCCATCAAAAGCGTCTTTGGGCTGTAGAAAAGAATAGCTCCCGTGGAGCTTACCTTCCTCCAGATGCTGTTCAAGGTACATTTGCTTTTTGGGATTTTGGTCCGCAGTTTAAGAAGGGCGGTTTCCTTCAGTACTTGACTACTTGGACTATTGATGATGGTAATGGAGCTGAAGATCATCTTGTAGCAGTCTCCTCCCGTGGTGAGGCGGTAGTTTATGGTGGTACTGATCCGACTAGCTCAACTTTGTGGTCTCTTGTTGGTGTTTATTATATTGGTTCTCCAGTAGCAGGACGCCGTAGTTTTATCAAGGCTGGTGGTGATCTACTGATGCTGACTCAAAAGGGTCTAGTATCCTTAACTGCTGAACTTGTTTCCACAAAGGTTAATGAAGCGAATAACCCGCTTACGTCAAGAAAGATTCAGTTCCTCATTTCAGAACTTGTTTCAACCTACGGTACATTGAATGGTTGGCAAGTAGTTTATCATCCAGTTATTAACATGGCACTTATAAACGTGCCGTCTGTAGTTGCTGGTGGTAATGCTCAGCTTGCAGCAAACCAGATTATCCAGTCGTGGGCACAGTTCACGAATATGGATGCTGTTACTTGGTGTGCGCATAATGACCTACTTTACTTTGGAGACTATTCTGGAGTAGTGCATCAAGCTTGGACAGGTAATTCCGATGCTGTACTTTTAGATAATACAGGTGGCGAAGGTGTTACAGCGACTGTTCAACAAGCTTATACTTATTTTGGTGGTCGTGCAAATGTAAAGCAAGTTGGTATGTACCGCCCAGTTCTTGTTACTGGTGGCGCAGTATCAATTAATGCTTCAATTGTCTATGACTTTGCTGAAAAGGATTTGGTTGCCCCCAGTGTTATACCCTCGCCTCTAGGATCATTGTGGGGTACCGGACGCTGGGGGTCAGCCTTTTGGTCTGGTGGTAATACGGTAAATAAACCCTGGATTAGTGCTGAGGGTATGGGTGTAGCTGCATCAATTAAGATGGTTACTTTGAGCGAAGCTGAAGTACTTTGGATTGCTACTGATTACTCGTTGGTCCAAACTCATGGTATCCTCTGAGAACCAGTTGCAACTTGTAAATTGGTTATGCGATAAAATTACGCTAGCTCCTACATCCTATATTCAATGTCTTGGGTCTATTATTGGAGGTAAGATTAAAGGTGTAATTGGTTATGATGGGTATAATGGTTCATCGATTATGATGCATGTAGCTGGTGAACAAGGTTGGTTTACTAAAGATATTTTACATGCTGCTTTTGATTACCCGTTCAATGTATGTAAAGTTAATATGATTATTGGTCTTGTGCCATCTGGAAATAAAGATGCCATTAAGTTCAATACTCATATTGGTTTTAAGTTAGAAACGACTTTAGTTGGTGCCCACCCTGATGGGGCTTTGTTGTTGATGACAATGAAGCGCGGGGAGTGCCGTTACCTTAATAGGAAACGCAATGGGCAAAAAATCCAAAGCACCGCCACCGCCTGATTACGCAGCACTTGCAACACAGCAAGCTGCACTAAATAAGACGGCTGCTAATGAGCAAACTGTTGCTAATAGACCGAACCAGAATACTGCGTTCGGTTCTACCTCATGGGAACAGGGACCTGATGGGCAGTGGACTCAGAACCAAACACTTAATCCACAAGATCAAGCACTTCTTGATCAGCAACGCCAGTTTCAAGGTCAACAGCAAGGTATTGCCTCTGATTTGCTTGGCAAAGCAGGTGGTACTCTAGGCCAGCCGCTTGATACTAGCGGTCTCCCTGATCTTAAGGGGTACGATCTAAGTCAAATGCCAGAACTTCAGGGTATGGACCTGAGTGGCATGAATAAGCTTGATCCTGGTTTCGGTGCTGTAGAAGAAGTACAGAAAGCCATGATGGGTCGGATGGCCCCTGCTCGGCAGCAAGCACGCGATCAAGAAATTCAAAGACTTAAGAACCAGGGTATTCCTGAAGATTCTGATGCTTTCCAGCGCGCTGTTCAACGGATTGATCAGGGCGATACAGATGCTCAGCAACAAGCCTTGCTTGGTGCTACTTCTGCTTATGGTGACATCTTCAACCGCGGTTTGCAAGGAAATGACCAAACCTTAAGATCACAACAAATGCAAGCAGCTCTGCGTGGTAGTAACCGCGCTCAACTGTTTGGTGAACAGGGTTCTGCTGCGCAACTTGCAGGTCAGCAACGCCAACAAGGTTTGTCTGAGCGTGAACAAGCTAGACAGTCTCCCCTCAATGACTTCATGAAGCTTACGCAAGGCATTAATCCTACTGCACCACAAATGCCTAGCTTTATGTCAGGTACTGGATACACTGCAGCAGACATGTATGGTGCTGGTAAAGATACATATCAAGGTCAGTTAGATCAGTATAATGCTAATCAAGCTAGGAAGGGCGGAATGATGGGTGGTCTTGGTACACTTGCTGGAGGTGCTGCTGGTGCATTCTTTGGTGGTCCTGCAGGTGCAATGCTGGGGGCTAAACTTGGTGGTGCAGCCGGTGGAATGATGGGAGGCTGATATGCCTATGTTCGATCCAAATGCTCCTCTCCCTGATCTTCAAACACAGGGTGAACAGCTTGCGCAACAGCGTGCTTATGTAGATTTGCTTCGTAAGCAAGCAATGGCCCAACAGCAACCTGAAGGTAAAATGGTTGGTAGGCAATATATTGCTCCACATTGGAGCCAAAATCTTGCGCCAGTTATGCAACAGATATTTGCTGGAATGGCCAACCAAAAACAGAGCGAAGCAGAAAGAGCATACGGCCAAGCACAAAAGACTCAAGGCGACGCATGGCGTTCCGCCCTCCCACAATCAGTTCCTGCTCAACCTGAACTTCCTGGACCACAAGCAGAAGGTGGTTCTCCTGAACTTGCAGCACAACCTGCGCAGCCTATAACTAGAGAAGCTATTCTTAGGCATACACTTGCCGGTTTGCAGAATCCTGCAACGGCTAAAGAAGCTATGCTTACTAATCAGAGTCTTACTTCTGATTTGACTCGTGCTGAAGATAAGACCTACAAAGATCAGGAAGCTCGCATTGCGGCTAAGGAACGTGCTGATAATCTTGTTACTACTTTGATGCAACGCAAAGAAGAACTCGAGATGCGCCTTGCGGATAGTCGCTTGAATGCTGAAGACCGTAATAGACTTGCCGCTATGCATGATGAAACTTTGCGTGCTATGAATGCAGCAACTAACGAAGCTCGTAAGTATGCAGCAGATCAAGCACATCAACAAGGACTCCGTGAAGATAGCCGTGAGTTCCGTACTAATGTTGAGCATCTGAGTCGTCGTATGGAGCCTCATGCTCCTATGATTAATACTGCTCAACAAGTCCAAGATATGATGGATAGCTATAAGGATCCTAAAACTGGCAAAGTAGGTAATATACCAGGAGTAGGTCTTGTTGTTGGTTCCCTCCCGCAAGGTTTGCTTTCTACTGAAGGTAGTACTAATCGCCAAAAGATTCAGATGTTTGCTAATGCCATGCTTCGTGCACAAGCAGGTCTTTCGCAGACTCTTTCTGAGCAACAGCGAGCTGATCTTGAGCTTATGGCAAAAGGCCAGTTCAGGCAAGACCAGTTGCTGTCTGCATGGCCTAGTTTGATGGAAAAAGTCAATTCTACGACAAAGAACATCAAAGCTGGATATGAACCAAGAATTATCGATGCCTATGCCAGCCGTAATCCTGAAGGTCTGCAACTTGTAGGTCCGAAGATTAAGAAGACAGCTACTAGTGGTCAAGTCGCACCTGCGACTGGATGGAAGGTTGAGGTAGAACAGTAATGTCTACCTATCGCATCACTGGTCCTGATGGAAAGACATATCGTGTTACCGGAGACGGTACTGCAGAGGATGCGCTTGCTCAAGTTAAGGCCCAGGTAAGTGGTTCACAACCAGAAGTTGCTCCTGAGCAAGCTCAATCTGAAAAACCTTCATTTCTTAGTGATGTCCTTCAAGGTGCTAAGGGTGCATTAGATCGTACAGCACTTGGTATTAAAGGTCTTCTTCCACAATCAGTTCAAGACTTTGGTGATCGTGTAGACAAAGCAGTTGGTTCTGGTGGGCTTACTCCTGAAACTGCCACTAAAATTCCAGGTACAGCTGGCGGAATGACTGGTAGTATCGGAACTGATGTAGGGCTTAGTCTTATTCCAGGTACAGCTGCCCTTAAAGGTGGAAATGTACTAAAGGCAGCACTTGCAGCTAAAGGTCTTCGTGGTCTTGGTACTGCTGCAGCTGTTGGAACAGATATTGCTGGTAATGCTGGTGCTGCAGCTGCTATGGCACCTGAAGATCGTGGTAATGCTGCAGCATGGGGTGCTGGTGGTGCTGCTGGTGGCCGAGTTCTTGCTCGTACACTTGGTGGACCTTTGCGTGAGAGTGTCTCCCCGCAAGCACAGAAACTCATTGATGCTGGAGTTAGTATTACTCCTGGACAAGCAGTTTCTGGACCGCAAGCTGGTGTAGTAGCACGTACTATGCGTGGTCTTGAAGATAAGCTTACTTCAATTCCGTTCATTGGTGATGTGCTTTCTAATGCGCAGCAGAGTTCAGTTAAGTCATTCAATCTGAATAAGATTAATGATGCTATCAGTTCAGTTGGTGGTAAAGTTAAAGCTGCCGGTGTAGATGGTTTGCACGAAGCGGATCAGCTCATCAGTAAGACCTATGATGATGTTCTCCCACATATCCAGGTTGAACCGCTTAAGGGTTTACAAGAGATAACCGATGCCCTCAATAGAGCTAAACAAAATCCACTCTTTGATGTAGCGCACGGTAATAAACTCGACATGTTTTTTGACCGTCGAGTTCTTCCACTTCTAAATAGCGGTAAAGTAATTGATGGAGTAACTGCAAAAACACTAGATGCTGAACTTGGGGAATTGGCTCGCAAGTATTTATCTAGTGGTGTTGGTAATGAACCGCTTGGTAAAGGTTTTTATGAATTGCGCAAAGGTTGGCGTGCTGCTTTTGAAGGTACTACACCCGAAGCACGCCAAACATTGCAAAATGCAGATAAGGCTTTTGCTAAATTGCTCCCCCTCTTAAAAGCTGGTGAAAAATCTGCTAGTGGTATATTCATGCCAAAGCAGTTGTCTGATGCTTTGCGTGGAGCAAAGATGAAACCTGATGATCTTACTGAAGCAGCAAGGCAAGTTCTTCCTACTACAGTTTCTGACACAGGCACAGCTGGTCGTCAAATTCTTGCAAATCTTGTGCATCCTGCTGGTCTTGGTGCTGGTGGTGCAGCTGCTGCAGGTTTAGCTGGTTTTGGTCCTGCTGCACTAGCTGGTGCTGGTGCAGCAGCTATGTATACACGTTCTGGTTTGAAAGCGGCAACACAAGGTGTCCATCCGTTAGTTAAGGCCCTGCGAGCAAAGCTTAGCCCAGGACCTTATGATCCTAATAAGATTGAAGAGATCATTCGTAATCTTACTGGACGCGGAATTACTGCGTCTGGAACGGAGTAGATATGCCGCGCGATATTTCTGGTAACTACACCCTCCCTGTCGGCAACCCCGTTGTTGATGGTACTATCATCGATGTAGGTTGGGCTAACCCCACGATGGCGGACGTAGCTGTCCAACTCAACAACGTCATTACTCGTGACGGGGTTCTAGGCGCAACTGCACCGATTAAGTTTGATACAGGGTCTGCGGCGGCTCCGTCCATTACATTTACTGCCGATCCGGCGCTCGGCTTCTACCGGGGTGGCACGAATATCCTCGGATTCAGTACTGCTGGCGTTTCTCGTGGTACTATCAATGCAACGGGGAATTGGACGATTCCGGCGCCGAGTAGTGGAGTGCCATTGGCAGTGAATGGCGCGCAATCTTTACTCTCTTTGACTACAACAGTAGCCAGAGGAAGCGGTGGAAATTACTTGGAGTTCCTTGACCCAACAGGGAATAAGGGGTTTCTTGGGTACACCGGAGCAAACGACAACATGCTTCTCCGCAATACTCTTGCGGGGTTGTTGTCATTTGCCACAAGCGGGATAAACAGGATTGATATTGCCGCAGCAGGCAACGTCACCATTAATGCGCCGAGTAGTGGTATCACCCTGGACATGCTCGGCTTTGCCGGGGCTACCAACGTATTCAAGGGGAGCGTTACTGGCGGAGACGCCAACGTAACCATCCAATCCATCACCTCCGGCAATGCATCTTTCAAGGCAGTGACTGCGGGTATATTCACCCACGAATTTCGGTCGAATCGTAGTAACAGTTCATTGGAGATAATCCAAGACGCTACGGTAATGATGACATTTGGGCCGAACCGAAATGTCACCATCGCCGCGCCGAGTAGTGGGAATACGCTGACACTAAGCGCTATTTCTGGACAAAACGGTGTTACTGTAAATGTTGCAGCCGCAGCCACTAGCTATCCTTTTGTTTCTACAAATGCGACGAGTGTAGGCGCTGTAGCCCATAACAGTGATAACTCAGTCTCGTTTGGCACCACGTCTGCGCATACAACGCATGTTATGGCTGGCGGGTCAAATAAAATAACCATTGCCGCAGCAGGCAACGTCACCATTAATGCGCCGAGTAGTGGGGCTTCTGTAACGGCAGAAGCGGCAGCAAGTACGTCTGGATTCCATGCTCATGCAGCAACAAAATCCGGCTACTCTATGCAGGCTGGGGCAGGGAATATCTGGTGGATCACTAGCGTTGAAACTGGAGACAAATTACTCATTGGTGGAGTTGGTGGATCGATGCCGACGACGGCTCCGATTACAATCGATGGGTCTGGAGGGAAAGTAAAATTTACTCTTGGCACCTATACGGCAGCAGTAGCTGTCACATTCGGAGCTACTCCCAACTTTGACGCGAACCTCTCGAACTATTTCGATCTTGGCGCGCTGACGGGGAATGTGACCGGAGCAACGATTACCAATCCGATCGCGGGGCAGACGATCACAGTTCGGGTGAAGCAAGATGGTGTCGGCTCACGGACCTTCGCTGTCGCAACCGCATCGAAGATCACTGGCTCGGTCACTCTTACGGCTTCGACTGCCTCCCTCCTGACCTTGACATATAATGGCACCGATTCCCGTTGGGAAGGTTCTTGGCTAGGATTGCCGACATGAGCTTTGCTTGTCGTCCACCAGCTGGGGGTACTCCGATTGTATCCCCTTTGCCTGGGGGTACGTCTTACGCCACTCGTATTGGGGCGTCTTGTACTGTTTCTTTATTTTTCAATTCAGATGGTACAGTATCTGCTACAAAGACTGCAGCAGCTTCTTGGAATACTGGCCCAGTAGCTCATAACTGGTTTAACCCAACTCTTGCTGGGGCAGGTAATGCTTACTGGGTTAGGGCAACAATTAATTCTGGGTCATTGACTTCTGGTACAACTGGAGCTTGGACAAGTTTGGCCTCCAATCAAAGTTGGGTAGTGACTAAGGCAGTTATTGGAGTATTGAGTTGTAATATGACTATTGAGATTGCTTCGGATTCTGGTGGAGCTAACATCGTCACCTCTGGCTCATACACCATTACTGCGGAGTTTGGTTAATTATGAACGATCCACAGTTTTTCATTAACTGGGGCTTTGCTGTTTGTGGTGGATTATTCGGATGGATTATCAAGTTCATCTACGATAAACTACGTGATCTTCAAAGTGCTGACATACTTCTTTCCACTAAAGTTCAGGGTATTGAGATTCTAGTAGCTGGTGAATACGTAAAGCGTGACATGCTTGAACGTATGGAATCTGCGCTTTTTGCTAAGCTAGACCGCATTGAAGATAAGCTTGATGGAAAGGTGGACAAATGAACTTCGAACAAGCATTTGTTAAGCTAATTGGTCATGAAGGCGGTTATGCCAATAATCCTAAAGACCCTGGCGGTGAAACGAAGTACGGAATTAGCAAACGAGCATATCCAGGCGAAGATATTGCTAATATGACGTTAGAAAGAGCGAAGAGCATCTACCAACGTGATTACTGGGGTCCTGCAGGTTGCGATACTGTACCAGATACTATCAAGTTCCCCCTCTTCGACATGGCAGTTAATCTTGGTGTGAAAACTGCTATTAAGCAACTCCAAAAAACATGCCAAACTACTGAAGATGGTATTCTTGGTCCGATGACTTTGCAAGCACTTAACTCAATGGACCAGATTAAGCTAGCAGTTCGTTTGGTTGCTAATCAACTTGAGTATTATACAGGTCTTGTTACTTGGCCTGCTTTTGGTAAAGGCTGGTCTAAGCGTGTGATTGATAACCTTAGGGGAATTTAATGGCATTTGACCTCACAGGACTTGGTTCGCTCTTTGACTTCGGTGGGAAGATCATCGATCGTCTATTTCCGGACCCAGATAAAGCACAAGCAGCTAAGATTGAGTTGTTCAAGCTTCAACAAAGTGGCGAATTAGCTGCCCTTGCTGCTGAGACTGATCTTGCTAAAGGCCAGTTAGCAGTAAACGCAGAAGAAGCCAAATCATCTTCTATCTTCGTCTCTGGTTGGCGCCCCTTTATCGGCTGGGTATGTGGTTCTGCATTTGCTATGAACTTCGTAGTCGGGCCTATTGTTACTTTCGTATTTGTTGCTGTGACAGGTAAAGTACTTGCATGGCCAACACTTGACTGGGCTACTATTATGCCAGTCCTTCTGGGCATGCTTGGCCTTGGCAGCATGCGTTCTTATGACAAAGCAAAAGGAACAGCAAAGTGAATGAATTGAATGCCACCCTTACCGCTCAGGAATGGGACATCATTGGTAATGCTCTCGGACAGAGACCATTCGCCGAGGTTGCCGCCATCATCCAAAAGCTTCAAACTCAAATTCAAGCTCAACAGCAACAACCTGCGAAGCTTAAGGAGGTTAGTAATGGCAACCCGGAAGCCTAGTCCTTCTGAGATTAGAAATCCTGCGGAGACCCTTAACCGTAGGATGGCTGACGCTGAAGAAGTAGCTGAACCAAACAAGAAAGACAAAGAAGTAGGAGAACCTACTTCTATGAGCCAGTCTGACTTCTTCAAAGCTCGTACGCCTCAGGAGCGTGCTAACCAACAAAAGATGCTTGCTAAGAAGCTTCGCTCGATGGGACAATAGTGGCCAACCAAGAGAATTGGATTGCAGGTTTTCGTACCATCGATGATGGTAGGACTTCTGTTGCCAATTATGTTTGGGATACGGGTACGCTTGCATGGGTACCGCAATCTGGTGGAGGTGCTGGGCCTACTGCTGATGTGAATATCATCAGTAGTGTGGCAATAGCTGTAACTGGGCCTTTGACTGATACCCAGTTACGAGCCTCCGTCGTCCCCACTACTGATGATCATACTACTGCTGCCCTCCCACTCTCCGTTAGACTGTCTGATGGAGCAGCATTCTATAATGCCTCAGGCGGTGGTGGCGGAAATCTAGCAACAGCTGCTAAAGGTGCTACAGCAGCTGGAAATCCTACGTCTGAGAATACTGATGCCAATACTCAGTCACTTCATACTAGGATTACAAATGCTTCACTTGCTGTAACAGGTACATTCTGGCAAGCAACGCAACCTGTTAGCGGTCCGTTGACGGACACACAACTACGTGCAACGCCTGTACCAGTTTCGCTTACTTCTACAACTATTACTGGATCAGTAGCAGTCACTGGTCCGCTTACGGATACTCAACTCCGTGCAACACCAGTACCAGTTAGCGGTACTGTAGCAGCAACACAGTCTGGTGCTTGGAGTACTGGTCGTACGTGGACGTTAGCTAAGGCAACTGATAATGTACAAGCTCAAATCTATGATGGTACTAACAGTGTAGGTATTAGGGCCCTTAACAACCAAGTTGTCGCCGCGGACTTCGGCCTTATTACAAATACTGTTATTCATGGACTTACTACTGCTGGTGGCGGTGGGTATGTAGATGTCAAAGTAAATCCTTCGGGTTCGCTGGCAGTTACACTTTCTACGGCTACAGCTAGTGCACGAACTAGTGTTGCTGGCGCTGCAGTAGATACACTAATCCTAGCAGCGAATTCCAATAGGTTAGGAGCTACAGTCTACAATGATTCAACGGCGATCCTATACCTTGCGCTTGGTACTGCTGCTGCATCTACAACTGACTTTACTGTTAAGATGGTAGCTGGTGCTTACTATGAAGTGCCTTTCGGTTATACTGGTATGATTAGAGGCATTTGGGCATCCGCCACAGGTAGCGCTCGTATTGGGGAGGTCACCTAATGCCTCTATTCCCACCAGCATCAAGCGGCGTAGATACACAAGACGAAGGCACGCCGCTTGGTACTACTACTAGTTTGAATTTTGCTGGTGCTGGTGTAACTGCATCAGGTATTAATCCTACATTAGTTACCATACCTGGCGGAGGTGGTGGGTCTGCTACAGTTACCCAAGTTACTGTCAATTTGCCTTCGCCAGCTAAAAGAAGTCATACAGTTGTAGTTACAGATGCAACAGTAAACGGAACGTCAAAGATAGTACTTTCACTTGCAGGTGCTCCCCCCTCTGCAGTGCATGAGATAGAAGACATAGAAATGCTTTCAATAGGTGGGTTACCGGCTACAGGTAACTTTACTTTCCAAGCTGGGTTTGCAAACCCAATTAGTGGTCCGATCTTGATTAACTATATGGTAGGCTGATATGTCCCAACTATACGATGCTAATAGCAATCCTGCGTTTACTGATGTTCTTGCTCAGAATCAGCCAATTATAGCTGCAGCAGGCCAAGTATTAGCCCAACTTCGTGGACAAGCAACTGCTGTTGTTCAGATCACTGGTACTTTTGTTGCTACTTTGCAATTTGAAGGTACTGTTGATGGTGTGAATTTCTTTGCTGTCAATATGTACCCAGTTGTTGGTGGAGCAGCAATTACGTCTACAACTACAGTTGGCCAATGGATTGGTGTTGTAGCGGGATTCTATCAATTTAGAGTTCGTTGCTCAGCGTATACATCTGGCACTGCTACTACTAGTGTAAACGTAGCGCAAGGTACTAATGAGCAAGCTGTGGCAGTTGGTAGTTCGCAAGGTACTGCTTCTGCAGGTATTCTTGGTGTGCTTGTGCAAGGTGCTGTAACTACAGCAGCTCCAACCTATACTACAGCTAATATGAATCCGTTGTCTTTGACAACGGCTGGAGCACTGCGCACAGATATTAACAGTATTCTTGGCGTAACTGCAGTAGCTGCTGCTGCAGGTGTTTTGAAGGTAGGTATTACTGGCAATGCTGGCGCTATCTTTGACGGTGCTACTGCTGCAACAGTACCTGCTAATGCGCTTTATAGCGGAGCGCGTGCCCAGAACGTAAATCCTACATCAGTTACTAATGGTCAGATGGTTGGGCTAGCTGCTGATCTTTCTGGCAAGCTCATCGTTACCCCATTAGCGTATCGTACGCTTATTAGTCATACGAGTGCAACAATCGCAGTAGCTACTATTTCTACGTTACTTGCTGCAGGTGCTGCAGGTGTATTTAGAGATATCACAAGAATAGTAGTGACAACGCTTGGTGCAGCAGCAAATACATTGACCATTACAGATGGCACCGTATCATTTGTTCTTGATTATCCAAATGCTGCAGTTGCTCCAGGTGCTCCACTTATTCTAAATTTTGATGGTGCTCCACTAAGAGCTACAACAGCTGCAACTGCATGGCAAGTTACACAATCGCTTGCTACACAATGTCGTTATTTCGTACAGTATGTCGAGCGTATTGCATAGGAACTATCATGGCACGCGAAAAAGTAATCATTAGCCGCAGATGGAATCGGCCTGAGATCGATGCCTTCATTGACTCGGAAAAAGTAGGAGCTAGCATGAAGCTCTCAGATTTCGTGGATGCGCTGGCAGCTGAGATTGGTAGCCCTATGGGCATCATGACCAAAGCCCAGCTTAAGGTTAGGATGCAAGCTGCTTCAGCTGTAGTTGCTGAGGAAATGAAACTCTCAACCAAATACGTGGTGTAATATGAGCCTACCAGCAGGTCTTACTTTTGTAAATAGTGACTCTGTTAAGGTGTCTGTCGGTGCCATTGTATCAGTCACTGGTGGAGTAGCATTTGATGCTGCTGGCGCAATGGTAACCACAGCAGTCGCCCCCTCTTTTGTGAATAATGGTAATCCCGGCACTACACTTGGATCAGTTAGCGTTATTTCTAAAGCTACGGCTGTTGCACCGCTTAACCAGCAAAATGGAATGACATATGATGCTAATGGTCGTTTGGTTACTGTTGACATCGGTCTAGCAACTGCACCCTTTGCATCTGCTAATGGTATGACATTCGATGCCTCTGGAGCTTTGATTACATCTGCTTGATATGGCTGATATGGCTGATACTGCATCATTTGGTGTCTATCCCAAACAACGGGCTTCGCCTGGTAATGAGACGACCGCTGCTCGTCTTCGTGGGTTCATCTCAGGGCTAACTGGCTCTGAGACAGGCGGTTCTGTCTTTGATCCACAACGCCAAGAAGAGCAGAGTGCTAAGGGCGCCGGGGAAGTAGCTAGTGCTGTAGGCGATATTCCTATTCCGCCGCTTACCGCCCTTAAGGCATCATTACTCATCCCCATCCTCCGCGGTGTGAAGGGAAATAAGATTGCTTCGCGTCAGGCAGACCTTGAACGTATGGTGCAGCTTGCAGAAGAACTACGTAATAAGGGTGCATCACCCACTGAAATATGGCATGATGCTAAAGTAGTTGAAGTGCCACGAGTGGGGAACTCTGCCCAAGGTCCTTTTGAAGAAAAATGGGCACATGAAGTATCACGGCGCCCAGGAGAAGCTTTGTTCGCTCCAGAACATCAGATGTCTAGTACTGAGAAAGAAGCTTTTCTTAAAGAGAATTATCCAAATATACTTACTGGAATAGATTCTGATTCAAGAGCTGCTACTGCAAATATCTTGCGAGGCAAGATACCACGTTCAGGTACTTATAAAGGTCTTCCAACTAAATCTGGTGAAGTAGGAACTGCTGAACTATTACAGCACCCTGCTTTAGAGCAGTACCCTCATTTGAAACAAGTAGATTTTCAAATGATGAACGAGGCACTAGACCCTAATGCTAAGTTTGCAAAGCTTCCTGGTGGTGGGTATTACCCCGATATTCCAGCTATCCAAGTAAATAAGGGTTCAGCACTATACAATGATGTTTCTAAGTGGGACCCTACAAGTGTTGCCACTCATGAACTCCAGCATAGAGTGCAACATACTATGGGTATGCCTCAAGGAGGTAGCCCTGAAGGGATGAATCTTCTTCCTGAGCAGGAACTTGCTATGAGCCGCATGGCTCAAGCACTTCGTAAGATGCCAGATTTGCAAGCACAGAAGATTGGTACTGCTTTAGAAGCTAATGTTGATCTTGTTCCACAAAAGCGATACGAGAACATAACTGGTGAGCAGCAAGCACGACAAGCACAAATCAGAGATCTTATGCTGCCTATTGAGCGTGAAGCTATACCACCTATTAGTCAAACGCATGCTAGTATAGAGCCAAAGATTTGGAGTACTGCAAAGGCAATGAGTAATCTTGATGAAATGCCTACATATAATGCTAAAGCTATGATGGATGCTCTTCGGACGTTTAGAATCCTCCCCCCTTAAAGGAATATTATGTACAATATGGGTCGTATGGTTGCACCTATGCTGCGTAAGCAGCCCCAACAAGACTTTGGTCCTGGAGGAGCAATGATGAATGGCTTGCAGCAAATGCAAAAGATGCGCATGGCACAGAGTGCCGCAGGTCCTGCGCCTATGGGTGGTGGCGGTATTGTTAGCGGTGGACCTATGATGCCACCTCAAATGGGTGGACCTACTCAGCTAGGCCAAGGACCTATGATGTCTGCAAGCGGTACACCACAGCAGGGTGCTAAGTCTCGCCCACAACCAGGGGCGAAGAGCAGAGCGCAACCTAATATGATGCCAGGTCAACCACAAAGCATGTAAAATTAAGGAGCCCACATCGCGTAGAAAACTTCGGTGTAGGGGTACGCAGGCCCCCTGCCGAAAACGCGATGTAGGCTCCTTTAATGTCCTAGAATTCGACGTTTACGACGCTTGTGGGCCTGAAAAGCCGCCAATTTCGGCCTGCTCTCCTCCAAAGACGCTCTGCAGGTTCTTCAACATGCAGATCATCTAAAAACACTATAGTTTCACAACTAGTGTTCAAGAGGAGCTTAGTACATCGCATGCAGGGCGCATGCGTGATGTAGACGGTCTTAATAGATCGTACATCAGTACATTGCATTAGAGCATTTTGCTCTGCATGTACGGCCTCACAGAGGTCGCTGCCTTTTGGTGCATGCACACCTGCACAAGGTTCATCTGTACAATGTACCATTCCCATTGGTACACCATTGTAACCAGTACCTATAATCTTATTGTACTTGTCTACAATGACACACCCAACTTTAAGCTTTCTGCACGTTGCTCTTTGTGCTAAGCTAGTAGCTACCAAAAGCATAGTTTCATGGATGCTAGGCCTCATTGATCTTCCTTAGAATAATAGCAGCAATGCCAGTTTCTGGCCCCACCCATCCTTCAGGTTTAATGGCGTCAATTGCATTGCCACGCTTAGTAACTCCAGAGACCTTTGCCATATTTGCTTTTTGTATAAGGTCCCAGCAGGGTTGAACTGGCACACCCATTTGGTACAACGTACCAAGAGCTACGTACACAGTATCTAGAAGCCCATCTACAACGCCTACCATGTCGCCGTCTAAACCGCATTCGATGTACTCATTGATTTCTTCAGTGAGAAACCTGAAACGCTCCATTAGCCATTCTTGTGACACAAGAGTAGGCATTTCTGGGGACTTAACCAGAAGAACCTTCTCATGAAACTCTGCTACATCATCATACATTGAACGGGTAGACAAGTTTATCTCCATGCTGGTAATCATGCAATTGAAAATGCTCTGGTATGAAGTTGTCTACTGTGGCTTCGCTATCAAGCTGATACGGGGGTAAATCATGGCATTGTTCAAGCCGCTGAATTTCCCACGTATCAAGATGATTTACATAGATATGCGTATCACCCATCATAAACGTGAGGTTTCCAGGGGCTAGCTTCGTTTGCTTAGCAATGAGAAGCAAAAGCGCAGCATAGAGTATAACATCGCTTGGCAAACCGAGGCAAAGATCAACAGAACGCATATATACACAACAATCAAGGTAACTATCAGGCGTAACATTGAACTGAGCCAAGAGATGACATGGTGGAAGACAATGCCAGTGTTCAGATGGATCATAAGTAGTCAAAAGATGGCGCCGACCTGAGGGATTATCGTGAATGCTATGCAATAGCTTTTCAATCTGGTCACAGTCATCACGATCGGCCCAATTACGCCATTGTGCTCCATAGATTTGACCAACATCTTGGTACGTTGTTGGTAGCCCTATGTTCTGGTTCCAAGCAGCCGCGTTAGCATCCCAATAGTTACATCCAAAATCCTTGAATGTAGTCAGGTCAGTTGCTCCCCGCAAAAAAGCAGCAAGCTCGCCTAGCACAGGCTTGTAGAACATCCACCGTGCTGTAAGAATGGGGAACTTGCCCATACGGAGACTGTCTATTCTGAGAACTGTCCCAAAGATAGACTTTGTATTTCCGGCACGACTAGTTTTTAGTTGTCCTGCGTAAGCAACATCGTCTAGTAATGCCCGATACTTTGCTTCATAACTACTAATCATGCGTCAATCCCCTTACGCTGGTCTAGGAAATCGAGGTAGAAGACAGCATAATTGATAAGATCAAGAACGCTATCAACTGCTTTCTCGTGATTAGGTTCCCCTTCTTGTTTTGCAAGAGAAACAATACGCCTAGCTTTCATATACATCATCTGTGCATATGACTTGTCTGCAAAGGGGAAGTAAAGATGAAGGTCATCTTGGCCTTTGTTATTATAGTCTTCGCCCTTCGTGATAGTCATGCGAGCGGCGGGGGCGATCAATGCTAGATAACGATTGCGGTCCATGCTGGGTCCCTATAAAACGAAGAAAGGCGAGAGACTTGCATCTCTCGCCCACACAAAGAATGAAGTTCTTAGGCCGTAACAGTCTCACTAGCCTTGGCAGCGTCAGCAGCAGCCTTAGCTTCAGCAGCAGCCTTTTGGGCAGCTTCTACTGCTTCCGCCTTAGCCAGAAGAGCTTGTGCCTCAGCACGAAGGGTTTCAGGCGACTTGCCTTGCGGGCCCTTAGCCATGGCAGTGCGATAGAACGCAATGCAACCAGTCGTGGTCTTTGCATCGGGGAACTGGCTCTTAACCAAAGCAAGAACTTCTGCGTTCGTCTTGCCGGCAGCAATTTGTTCCTTAGCGAAAGAACCAACACCTTGGTTCGGACCACGCTTGCCACTTGAGTTATACTTCGAGCGATCACTAGTATCAGCCGTAGCTGCTTCAGTAGTAGCCGGAATATCAGTCATACCGTCAACCGGGTCACTATGCGTAGCTTGATTCATTTTGCTTTCCAAGTTAGTAATGGCATTCCGGGCAGCGCCCAGACTTTTGAAAGACGTTTCAGTAGAAACGCCAAGTTTCTCCGCAAGGTCATTGTGGAGGGCGATCAACTCAGTCATACCGAGTTTCTTAAGATCAGACATTGAGACTCCTGGTGGATGTTACTGCCGTTGCTCGACAGTGATTACATTATACGACGTCCGAAGCTCCCATGTACAGCACTGTTACATCTGTTACATTATTAACTTGAGGGCATTAAAGACGTCATTCTGGACTACGTCCTTCTGTGCGAGGACTTTAGCTACCCGCTGGTCGATCGTCTTAGATGCAGCCAGCAAATAGCATCGTACGGCTTTGGTTTGACCTTGCCGATGGAGACGCTTGTTCAATTGGATATACTCTTCTAGGTTATATGTGATGGTGAACCAACATATTGCCGATCCCCCAAACTGCAGGTTAAGTCCTAGTGCAGCCGTCTGAGGTTGGACAAGAAGAACGGAGGCTTTGCCATCATTCCAGGTATTAACTACATCTGATACCTTAGAAGCAGACATGCCACCCTTCAATGCAAGAGCTGAAGGATGCCGCTTAAGTATACGCTCCCGTTCATGATCGAACTGGTATGAAACCATAAGAGGTTCCCCAGCCATTTCTTCTATGAGGTCATCCAACTTGTCAAGCTTAGCCTGGTCTACTTCCTCCCACAAAGGGGCTGCTGTATAGAGAGCACCGCCTGTAAACTGCCGAAGCTTACTTGTGAGCACTCCAGCATTAGCGGCTGTCACTACCCCATCCTTCATCTGCAACATGAATTCGTCTTCTAAAAATTCATACCTCTTTCTTGCTTCTTTGCCAAGATCAACCATAAGCGGAATGACCATGAATTCTGGTAGTTCAAGCCATTCTTCAGGCTCCACATACATAGCTAGGTCTTTGAGCTTACTTGTTAGCTCTTCGCTCTTCTCCGCTGTTATGTAATAGCGGAACTGGTCATGCGGCAGTTGATGAAAGTACTTCAAACGAAAATGAGTAATGAACCGACCCAAACGTTGCCCTAAATCCATCACGTATACCTGACCGAAAAGATCCATTAGGCCATTGGCTGTCGGTGTGCCAGTTAAACCCCATCTGAATTTGAAGGAGGGGAGCACTGGCTTGATCAACTTGTAGCGCTTAGAGTTTGTATTCTTCAAACGGGTTATTTCATCACATGCTAGTACCTCAAAGTTATGACCTTCTTTTAACATAGGAACAGCCCATTCCAGCCCATCATAGTTCATTACAACTATATCATAGTATGGGTCATTAAGAATGAGCTTCTTATCGGGTCCATGAGCAAGCCCGATCTTCAGACCTTGGAACTGCCGCCACTTCTGTGGTTCAGTTTCCCATGTAGTACGGCATACCATCAAAGGGGCGAGCAGAAGCATGCGCTTCCCGAAACCCATCTTCTGCAGTTCAAGAAAAGCTGCTAGAAGGATGCTCGATTTCCCGAGCCCAGGGGGTAGGAAGAGGGCAGACTCAGGTCTGAGCAACCAGGTAATCCCGCGGGACTGGTATTTATGTGGATGCCAGGTTTTTGAAGCAAAGCCTTCAGATAAATCTCGAACCAAGCTTTGCTGTTTATCATCTCCGCTTGGAAACCCATCAATCTCAACTGACATAGTATGTGTTCCTGTAGTGGGCGAAGTTGCTCTCCAGGCCTTTTGAATTCCATGAACATTTGCTGACCATTAGGACAAAGAAGTAGTCTATCAGGCCACCCCCTTGTCCCTTGAATCTTCAATAGAACGCAGCCATGTTTATCAGCTAGCTTTTTGCATGACTGCTCTATTGTGCCCTCTAAAACTTGCATTTGCCGCCCTTCGTTCTAGAATAAGAACACCAGCGGCACTCTCTGCTTGGAGTAGGCTCCCAAAGCTCGTCATTATACATAGGCTGTACTGCCACTTCGTACTTCTTCCGGAGGTTTAGTAGCTGGTCAGCCGTATAGTTGACACTATGCACATCATCGGTATCGAGAAACCAGAACTCAGCAGTAACATTCTTAATGTCTGGAAAGATAGACAAACCAGCAATTGCATAAAGTTCAATTTGATCGGTGGAGGGTACACGATACTTCCCTGACTTAAAATCTATGACCGTCATGTTATCGTCAAGCCGATAGAACGCATCCATCTTGACTCGCAACCAAGTTCGCTTGTCGAACCAATCAGGTAGTTTTACCCAGTCTTTGTCGAAACCTAAGGCCTGCTCCCCCTTAAAGTCTTGAAGCTTCAAAGCATCAAGAGCTTCTTGCCAGTCTTCAGTATCTGGACCTAGCTTAGTCGACCAACCATTAAGGTAATGTTCGATTTCTTCATGCATCTTGCTGCCACGTTCCATTGCATCAGAACCTGGTTGCTTGATCTTCTCAATGAATTGGTACTCAAACTTCTGTGGGCAAGAACGATAGACGTCGAGCTTACTGAAACCCCATGGATCGGTGAATTTCTTTTTCATGATTTACCTACAAATCTGCTAATACGTGCGACGAGAACATGGCAATAAGTCATCATAGCCGCATATTGCTGCCAGAGAAGCATTTGGTCATCAAAAGATATATTTTCAGGTAGTGGACTCCCAAGGAATTTGCCTAATGCTTTTGTACCAAATGCT